GCTTCATGAGAGCGCGAGTCTCATCGGTGAGCGTTTTGGTCCCTGCAATCTGAGCGAACGTCTCGCCGACTGTGCAGGTTGGGTAGACGGCTTGGGTGCCGTAGTTGTTTTTTACTAGGACTTGAATAGTCATGATTGCCTCCTCAGGCGTTGTGTACCTAGACGCCCGATGGGCGTTTCGCTTGAGTCTCACAAGCTCATCAGTAGGTTTAGGCGGCGCACTCCCTTTGGGCTGTTATGACGCTCAATGGGATCATGTTTTCGATTGCGTAATCCTCGCGCCATATTTCTCGCTGGACCTCTCCGCCAGTGGACATGATCAACTGACGAGCCTCGTGCTGTACGAGGTCTAATTTGTCGGCAGTCCAAGTGACCGACTCGCAGTGGTCGTGTATGCCGGCTTTCTTAAGCTGGGTCTCAGCCTTCTCCAGATGCCTAAGGGCGCTGTCCATAGCCTCCAGTTCAGCTATGCGGCTTTGATGGGTTTGGATGGCTTGACGGGTTTCTGGTGTGTAGCAGTCGATGTCGTGGTTAGTTTTGAGTTCGTACATGGTTTGCCTCCTCAGGCTAAGTGTTTCGATCTTGGTTGATCTCATCAGTGCGCCATGTAGACGCAGACACTTGTTGGGTCTTGCCGCTTCAGCACTTGGATGGGGTGTTCTCATCCTCCTGCCGCCCCCATGACCTCTGGGTCGGATGAAGTGCCAGATCAGCACTGCATGGGTCGAACCTTAGGCTCTAGGGAAATGCGTGTCAATACCTTCAGATGAAAAAAATGACAAATAATTTGAATTTCGATACAATTTGAGGCAATCCAGATTAGTTTTTTCACCAGAACAAACGGCATAGGTAATGGAATTGAGCATCGAGAAAAGGTTTGACCGGATCGAGGCGAAACTTGATCAATTGAGCGACACCGTCGCAGTGTTAGCCCGTATCGATGAGCGGCTGGTCAGCAGTCACAAGAGACTCGACCGGCACGAGTACCGCATCAACCAGCTTGAGGGAAACATCAGGGAGGTTGAGCAGGACATGGCGAAGCAGGCAGGTAAGGGCATGGTCGCAGAGCGCGCCGCATGGATCATATTCGCCGCAGTCATTACCGCAATCGCGAAATTTTTATGAGGCGGGAAAAAACCAAACCACACCCCAGTGCCGTCTTCCCATATAGGGGATGTATCAAATGTATGTAGAGAGCGATAAGCCAAAACCACTGAATCTCAGACAGCAGAAATTCGTTGAGGCGTATATGGCGTTAGGCAATGCAACCAAAGCGGCAGACATTGCAGGGTACAAGCACCCGAATGTTCAGGCGTTCCGATTGTTAGAAAATATTAGTGTGAAAGCGGAAATTGAGGCGATTAGAGCGAATATGAGCAAGGATTCAGAGCAGAGAAGGGTTGAGTGGATCGATCAGCTGGAGCAGTTGGGAAAGCTCGCAGAGAAGGATTCAGACCGTCTCAGGGCTATCGAACAGCTGTTCAAGGCAGAAGGCTGGATTGCGCCAGAAAAGCAGGAAATTGTGCAGTTTAACGGGTCATTTTTGGCTGATTTGGACCTTGAAGAGGACGATGTGGTCGATCTGACGATCACAGACCTAAACGATAACAACGACTTGCACTAGTCGGACCAACTGCTCAGGCAGTAATTGGTCGAATCCGAGGGGTCGAAAGGCGGCTTTTCGGGTGGTCGGGGGGGGGTAGTTTCTGGCTCCGAGCGCCGATCGAGAGTCTGGTTCCATGGGGGCTATATGAGGAACCAGCACCGTATTTTGACCCCCCACGGGTCTTATGAGAGTACCGAGGCGAAAAATGAATCAACTATTAATGCATCGTGTTACGGCACTTAATCACTTAGACATGGATGAGTTCACATTTGAGGCTTACATCGTCCCTATGGTCACCTCGCTGCGATTCGGAGATCAGTTGTACTACCTTACCGACCAAGTACAGGAGGCGGTATACACGCTTATAGAGGTATCTCAGAGCGAAGGCGTGGAGCTTACCCTCGTCGATTAGGGGGGGCGGTCCTTATGAGAGTACCTAACGAAAAAATACACATAGGAATTTTTTGAAATGGCGGAAAAGAAAGATTCAAGACTAACTAAGGCGGGCGTCAGTGGGTATAACAAACCAAAACGCACCCCTAATCACCCTACCAAGTCCCACGTTGTTGTTGCCAAGGAAGGTGACAAGGTGAAAACGATCAGATTCGGGCAGCAAGGCGTCAAAACCAATCAGACAGTAGGTCAGCGTAAGGCGTTTGAGAGCCGTCATGCCAAGAATATAAGCAAAGGCAAGATGAGCGCAGCTTACTGGGCGTCAAAAACTAAATGGGCGCCCTCCAAAACCAAGTCATCATCAACCAAATGGAAAAAAGGAAGTTAATTATGCCAATGGTAAACGGTAAGAAGTACGCATACACGAAAGAAGGCATGGCTAAGGCGAAATCTGCGGCTAAAAAAGCGGGAACTGCTATGAAGGCGAAGCCAAAAGCGAAAGCAAAAGCTAAGCCAAAGGCTAAGAAGTAAAGATGCCTGCCAAGAAGGCTGCCCCCAAGAAGAAATCGACGGTGAATAGTGCTGGTAACTATACAAAGCCAGCGATGCGCAAGCGTCTGTTCAACAAGATTAAGGCTGGCAGCAAAGGTGGTTCAGCGGGGCAGTGGTCTGCTCGTAAAGCGCAGATGCTAGCCAAGGAATATAAAGCAGCTGGTGGAGGATACCGAGACTAATGCCTCTCAAAAAATCGCAAAAAAGCCTAAAGAAGTGGACCGGCGAAAAGTGGGGCACTAAGAGCGGCAAGAACTCCACACAGGGCAGTAAAGCGACTGGGGAGCGATATCTACCCAAGTCGGCTAGGGATGCCTTGAGCAAGAAGGAATACGCTGCTACGAGCAAGAAGAAACGCGCTGACACCAAGGCGGGGAAGCAGCACAGCGCTCAACCAAAGAAGATAGCCAAGAAGACTGCGAGGCACAGGAAATGAAAAACTCTCGTGAAACGCTGTATAGCAAGGGTGATAACCGGCGCCCAGAAAATACTAAAAAATTCGAGGAAGGCTACGAACGAATCTTCGGCAAGCCCAGTCGAAAGGACCGGAATGATGTTCGGGCTAGAAAAAGAGGTGGCAACGACGATGGTTGATATCGAGCTGAATCGATTTGCTTACCACCCAGAGGGCACGTTAGGCGTCATAGACTTCTACGGTGAGCGATTCTATACGATAGAGCGCCCATGGCTAGATAACGCGCCAAACGTGTCCTGCATTCCTGAAGGTAGCTATGAGGTTACTTGGCGGACATCTCCGCGCTTTGGGGAAACCTATCACATACAAGACGTGGAGGATCGAACTTACATCCTAATTCACGCTGCGAACTTCCCTAAGGATGTACAGGGATGTATAGGACTTGGTACAGGTCTAATGGGGGATCGAGTAGTTGTCAGTAACAGTCGAAAAGCCGTAGCTAGATTTGAGGATCTAACGAGGGACATATCGTGGCGGCTGCTCGTAAAAAATGCACCACTTGCGGCGCTGTCAAAAGCCTAGACAAGTTCTTATCGGACGGGCGAAACCAGTGCAAAGCATGTAAATCGCTGAGCAATAAAGAAAGAGGCAACGCCAGTCTAGAAGGGTTTTTGCAGCATCGTTTAACAAGTCTTAGGTATCGTCACAAGCAAAAGAAATACGAGGGAGAACCTGTATCTCTTGACTACTTACTGGCGCTATATGATGAGCAGAGAGGTATATGTGCCGTTTCACATCTGCCTATGCATATAACCTTGGACCATTCGGACCTTTCTGTCAGTCCTGACCGGATTGACACCAAGAAAGGATATGTCGAGGGCAATGTAAGGTTGGTTTGTGCCCGCGTAAATATAATGAAAGGCGCGCTAAATGATCATGATTTCATTTGGTGGTGCCGCGCAGTGGTGAGTAGCAGTGGAAATTGAGCAGGTAGCCAGAAAACTCAAGGGTAACTTCCCTCTATACAGCAAGAACATGCTGAAAATCGTGACTAAAGAGGGGGAGTCAAAGCCATTTGTGCTGAATTCAGCCCAGCTTCATGTCCATGGAATGCTCGAAAAACAGCTACAAGAGCAGGGAAATATCCGCGCATTAGTCCTGAAAGCGCGACAGACGGGCATATCCACCTACACTCAGGGCAGAAACTTCTGGAAAGTCACGCAAAATCGAAACGCTAACGCGTTTGTTCTGTCGCACCTAGCCGAATCAACTAACGCTATTTTTAATATGGTGCGCTACTTCTATGACAACGTCCCTCATCCGGCATTTAAACCGCCGCTCGCTTCTCAGTCGGCGTCAACTCTCGTATTTGATGAGATCAACTCGCGCTACAGGGTTGGTACGGCACGGTCTACACAGACAGGACGAGGACAAACAAACAGATTCGTCCACGGATCAGAGGTCGCCTTCTACCCCCAAGGATCAGACATAGTCGCGGGTCTACTGCAGACAGTGGGCGGTAAGAACACGGAGGTAATCTTAGAAAGCACGGCTAACGGTGCCGGCGGCTGGTTTTACGATCAGGTGATGAAGTCGTTGCGCGGTGAGTCTGAGTGGATTACTTGCTTCATTCCTTGGTACTGGATGCCCGAGTATAGAAAGAAGCCCTCCCCTTACTTTGTGGCGACACCTGAAGAGTATCAGTTGGCGCAAAAATATAATTTGGACGACGCACAGCTTTCGTTTAGACGAGCCAAGCTAGATGAATTAGGGGGCACGGATCTATTCCGTCAGGAGTACCCAAGCACTCCTTTGGAAGCATTCTTAACGTCTGGTCGCTGTTTTGTGGAAGAGACTGCAATATCTCAGTGTGAGACAAACTGCTACACCGCAGACTTTAAGGGAGACATCGTCGATGGATCTCTGGTGGAGCGCGAGCACGGTAACTATCAGGAGTGGTATCCGCCCTCACGGGAAGAGAACTACGTGATTGGTGTGGATGTTGCGGAAGGTCTCGCCTACGGCGACTACAGCTGCGCACAAGTCTTAGATTCGATGGGCAATCAGGTTGCCTGCTGGCATGGACACATAGATCCGTTCGACTATGGCTCGCTAGTAGCGACAATCGGAAGGCGTTTTAACAATGCATATGTAGTAGTTGAGCGTAACAACCACGGTCTGGGCACCCTAAGAAAGATGCAAGACCTCGGCTATTCCAATCTATTCGTTGAGAGTTCGGTTGATGGCGCCTATGGCGACAGAATGACAAAGCGAGGCGGCTTCCTGACCACCAGTAAGACCAAGCCATTGATCGTTGACAACCTAGCGACCT